GGGCGTGCATGATGACCTGCCCGATGCATTGTCCTACATAGACCAGTTGGCCGTAACCTCTTACTTTGCGGACGACGCGGATGATGATTGGGAACCAATCGACGTGATCGCTGGAGTGTGAGATGGATCAAAACGACTTTGATCAGCCGGATGAGGCCGATAAAGAGTTAGTTGCTTTTGTTACCGACCATTGTGATCGGTGGCGTACCTACCGAGATATCAATTTCCTGCCGAGCTGGGAAGAATACGAGCGTATCTTCCGCGGCGAATGGGCAGTCGAAGACAAGACCCGCGATTCCGAACGCTCCCGCCTGGTCACACCGATGACGCAGCAGGCGGTGGAGACACGCCACGCCGAGGTCATGGAGGCGATCTTTGGTTCAGGCGAGTACTTCGACATCGAAGACGACCTGAAGGACATCGATGGCAGCCCACTCGACGTGGAGATGATCAAGCGCCAGTTGATGGAAGACTTCAAGAAGGACAAGATCAGGAAGTCTATTGATCATATTGAGCTGTTAGCTGAAATCTATGGCACCGGCATCGGTGAGATCGTCGTTGGCATGGAGAAGGAGTACATCCCTGCCACGCAGGCGATTCCAGGCCAGATGGGCCAAGCAGCGATTGGCGTGATTGAGAAGCCGCGCGTGTCGGTGAAACTGGTGCCGGTCAACCCGAAAAACTTCCTGTTTGACCCCAACGGCACGACGATCGACGACTGCATGGGCGTGGCGATTGAGAAGTATGTCTCGATCCACAAGGTCGTGCGCAACATCGAGCGCGGCATCTACCGCAAGGTCAACATTACGCCAACGTATGAAGAGACTGATCTGGAGCCAACGCAAGAGATCAGTCAGTACCAGGATGAGAAGGTCAAGCTACTGACCTACTATGGTCTGGTGCCGCGTGAGTATCTGACGGGCAACGACGAAGACGTGGTCGAGCTATTCCCCGAAGACTCGGCGGCGGAAGATTATCAGGACATGGTCGAGGCGATTGTCGTGATTGCCAACGACGGGCTGCTGTTGAAGGCCGAAGAGAACCCGTACATGATGAAGGATCGCCCGGTGCTGTCCTATCAAGATGATACGGTGCCGAATCGTCTGCTAGGCCGCGGGACGATCGAGAAGGCGTACAACATGCAGAAGGCGATTGACGCCGAAGTGCGCTCACACCTGGATGGTCTGGCGCTGACCTCTGCACCGATGATGGCGATGGATGCGACGCGTCTGCCGCGCGGCGCGAAGTTTGAAGTGCGTCCGGGCAAGGCGATTCTGACAAACGGCAACCCGAACGAGATTTTGTTCCCGTTCAAGTTTGGTCAGTCGTCGGGCGACAATCTGGCCACCGCCCAGCGGTTCGAAACGATGCTGTTGCAGGCAACAGGTACGTTGGATAGCCAAGGCATGGTCAGTCAAGTGGCGCGTGATGGTGGCAATGCGGGCATGTCGATGGCCGTTGCTTCGATCATCAAGAAGTACAAGCGCACGCTGGTGAACTTCCAGGAAGATTTCTTGATGCCGTTCATCAAGAAGGCGTCGTTTAGGTACATGCAGTTCGATCCCGAGCGGTATCCGTCGGTCGATATGAACTTCATTCCGACAGCTACCTTGGGCATCATTGCGCGTGAGTACGAGCAGGCACAGTTTATTGCGCTCTTGCAGACACTTGGCCCTGATACTCCGGTGCTGCCGTTGATTTTGAAGGGCATTGTGGCCAACAGCTCGCTGTCGAACCGCATGGAGTTGATGGAAGCGTTGACGCAGATGGCTCAACCGAACCCAGAACAGCAGCAAATGGCTCAGATGCAGCAGCAACTGGCGATGGAAGCGGCGCAAGCACAGATCGCGGTCAATCAGACGCAAGCTGAACAGAACCGTGCGGAGGCCACGAAGACGTTGATCGAGGCTAGATTGAAGCCGGTGGAGGCCGAGGCGAAGATTATGGCCGCCAACACGCAAAATCTGCCGACGAATGACGAGCTGGCCAGCAAAGAGTTCGACAAACGCGTCAAGATTGCGGAATTGATGCTGAAAGAAGCCGACATCAAGAACAAATCGAAGATCGTTGAGCTGCAAATGGCCGACAAGCAGAACAAAATCAGCGGTATGGAAGAGGATTTCTTGGAAGAATTGACCAAGGAGCTGTCGAATGGACGTTGAAAGCCTCGCCAAACAGCTCATTCTTCAAAATATGACGCCAGAGCAGCAGAATGCTGTTCTGGAGTCGGTTCGAGCATCGCTGCTTGAGGCAAGAAACAACCAAAAACGACGTGTCAGCGAGAACGTCGGCATGGTGGTCGATGCATTAAAGAAGATCGAAGCGGACATCCGCGCCAAGTACGACGACTTAGGCAATCAGATCACCACACGCGTTAATTCGATCAAAGATGGCCGCGATGGTATCGATGGTCGCGACGGTAAAGACGGTAAAGATGGTCGTCCTGGTCGCGATGGTGCTGCGGGGCCGATGGGACCAGCAGGCCGCGATGGTCGGGATGGTGTCGATGGTGAAGATGGTGTGTCAGTCATCGATGCGAAGATCGACTTTGACGGTTCGCTCATCATTAGTCTGTCGAACGGCCGTGAGATTAACGTCGGTGAGGTCGTTGCGCCTGACCTAGCAGAGCGCATTAAGGTCATCACGAATGGTGGCGGCACATCGCAGTCGGTATTGGACACCTTAGCGTCGTTACAAGCGCAGATTGATGCGCTAACTGTGCTGACTTACAAAGGCACATGGAATGCATCGACGAACACACCGACATTAGCGTCCGGTGTAGGTGATCCAGGCGATTACTACATCGTGTCGGTCGCTGGTACGACGAACTTAGACGGCATTACCGATTGGCAGCCAGGCGATTGGGCTATTTTCAATGGTACTGAGTGGCAGAAGATTGATCAGAGCTGGGCGACAGCAGGCGCTAATAACAACATCACGTCGATGACTGGCATTACTGGCGGTATTTCGTCGCCAGATTTTGTTCAGTTCGACACTACTGCCACAGTTACGAATGCCGCGGGCCGACTGTACTGGGACGACACACAAAAGACTTTGACAGTTGGGCTGAACGCCAACATTTCGGCGGACATTGGCCAGACGCTTTATGCGTACGCGACGAACGACGAGTCGGTGACAATCAACAAAGGTCAACCGGTCTACATGTTCTCCGCACAAGGCGATCGGGTGTCGGTCAAACTTGCGTACAACACAGGTGACGCGACATCCGCGAAGACGCTGGGTATTTGTGCAGAAAATATCGCCGCGGGGCAAGCAGGCCTGATTCTTTGCCAGGGCGTGCAAGACGGCTTAGACATGAGCGCCTATAGCCCCGGCGACACGCTATATCTGGGCGCAACTGCTGGCACGCTGACTAATGTAAAGCCCTATGCACCGAATCATTTGGTGTATATCGGTGTGGTAGAGCGGGCTAACGCAGGTAATGGTCGACTATATGTGCGCGTGCAGAACGGCTATGAGATGGATGAGCTGCATAACGTCTCTGCGCAGAACCCATCTAATGGCCAAGTCCTGATCTATAACGCATCTACCAGTCTGTGGGAGAAGAACACACTCACCGACGGTACGGCAATCAGCATCACTGAAGGCCCAGGGTCGATCACAATCACTAATACAGGCGTTACGGGTGCAACAGCGGGCACAGGTATTTCTGTGTCTGGTAGCACTGGTTCAGTGACGTTTACTAATACCGGCGTCACAAGTCTTACTGGCACCGCAAATGAAGTTGACGTATCGGCGAGTACTGGATCGGTCACAATTAGTTTGCCCGCCACGATTAACGCTAATACGACAGGTCAAGCGGGCAGCGTAGCTAACGCTTTGACTGCTGGCACGGGTATTTCGTATAGCACTGGGTCGACTTACAATGGCTCGACAGCTATTACGATCAATAATTCTGCACCTGATCAAGTGGTGTCATTGACTGGCGGCACCGGCATTAGTACGTCAGGCACATACCCTAACTTTACAATTACCAACTCTTCGCCTGATCAAGTAGTGGCTTTAACGGCTGGTACGGGTATTAGTACTAGCGGCACGTACCCAAACTTCACCATCACTAACTCTGCGCCAGATCAAACGGTATCGTTGACGGGGGCGGGTACGACTAATATCACAGGTACATACCCTAACTTTACGATTACATCGAACGATCAATACGCCGGCACAGTAACAAGTGTGGGGGGTACTGGCACAGTCAACGGTATCAGCTTAACTGGTACCGTAACTTCTAGTGGTAGTTTGACACTAGGCGGCACGCTAACGGGCGTTGACTTAACGTCGCAAGTGACTGGCACGCTGCCGATTGCTAATGGCGGTACAGGTCAGACGACGCGTCAAGCGGCTATGGATGCTTTGGCCGGCGCGGTTACGTCTGGCTTTTATTTGCGCGGCGATGGAACCGATGTCGTCATGTCTGCTATACAGGCAGCCGACGTACCGACGTTAAATCAGAATACGACGGGTAGTGCTGCAACATTAACTACCGCCAGAACTATACAAACAGACCTAGCCAGCACTTCATCAGCGTCGTTTAATGGTTCAGCAGATATTACGCCAGGCGTTACTGGAACATTGGCGGTAGCAAACGGCGGCACAGGACAAACGTCTTACACAGACGGTCAGCTTTTAATAGGTAACTCAACAGGTAATACGCTTGCCAAAGCCACGTTAACTGCTGGATCAGGTATCAGCATAACGAATGGTGCAGGTTCTATCACCATTGCAGCTTCTGGCGGCGGTGGGTCTGGCACAGTAACTAGCGTATCCGCTGGTGCTGGTATGAGCTTTACCACCATCACAACTAGCGGTTCAGTTGCGATGGGTACGCCTAGCACCATTACGAACACATCAACGAATACTGCATCAGGAACGTCTCATAACCATGCGTTGACTGGTGAACTTGTTGAGACAACCGCAGGTAGTCCGTTGTATTACGGCGCAAGAGCATGGGTAAAGTTTAACGGTACAGGTACTGTAGCTATTAATGGTTCTGTCAACGTATCCAGCATTACAGATAATGGTGTGGGGGCGTATACAGTTAATTTTTCAACTGCAATGCCAGATGATACGTATGCTTTAAGTGGTCAGGCTTGTTTTCCTAGTGCGCATCAAGGGCTTTTGGGGCAAAACTCTACGTTGCAATATGATGCTAACGGAGTTCGTATAGGTGCTGTTAACTCTGCGGCTGGAACTTTATACGACTCACCTAGAGTTTCTGTGGTTATTCATAGGTAAACAGGAAAAGGTATGACTAATCAAAGAATAATTTATCAAAATGATGATGGAAGTGTAGCCATCATTATCCCTGCACAAGAGGCATTGGAGACGCTTTCTATTGAACAAATAGCCCTTAAAGACGTTCCAAACGGTAAGCCATACAAGATTGTTACAACGGATGATATTCCTTCAGATCGTACTTTTCGTGGGGCATGGGAAGTTGACGCGGCTATTTTGACAGACGGTGTAGGCGCAGATTACGGCGTAGGGTCTGGAAACTATGTTGATGCTTGGGATGAAAACGGCAATCCGATTCTTAGGGAGACGCAAGAATGATTGTCATAAACATTGATAAAGCAAAAGTAATTGCGCATGAAAAACGCCGCGCTGCCCGTGCGGAAGAATTTAA